CTGGTCTAATCATAATTACGGTTATGATTCCGGTGCCTGTGAGTAAAACGCTTAAACGTTTCACGGGTTCACGAGCATCTGTCTCCGACATGTTCCAGTCGTTTGTGGAGCTCTTAGAATCTCTCTATGGAGTTTCTCTGAGCGTTCCTCAACTGGAAGATCGCGAACTCAGCAAGTTCTGCGAAGGACTTGTTGTCGGGGACAAAAAACACCCTTGGAGAGAGTGTATCGCGTCTCTCTCCTCGCAATCCCGCTTCGGGATTGCTCACTCTCTCTTTTTGTTTCGGAAGGTTATTCCGAAGACGAAGCCTCTCGTAAGTGACTACGTTGAGAAGCTCGGCAAACCTCAGGATCCTCCTGATCATGACTTCCTTTTATTCGCTAAAAGGATGACTGAGAAGTTGTTTCCTTTCGGTTGGGACCGAACCTATCAAGGTCATTCACTTACAAGCTCGCTTCCTATGACGTCCTGTTCAGAACGTGGTAGGGAGAGAGGGGGGTGCCGCGGCCTGGAAGTAGAAGATCGGATGAGACGTTCTGAGTTTACTCAGTACGTGCTCACTTCTACTCGCGCCGCCCACCGAGGGGTTTCAAGAGTACAAGCCATTGAAACATCCGGAAAGTGGAGAATCATCGCGATTCCTCCGCTTGCCGACAACTGCCTTAGGCCGTTGCATCATGCCTTGTACTCTCGTCTTTCCCGATTCGACTGGCTTCTCCGAGGAGATGCTAAACCTGGTTCCTTCAAAGACTTCACCCCTGTAGAGGGGGAGATCTTTGCCAGTGGTGACTACGAGAGCGCCACTGATAATTTAAATTCAGGACTCCAGGTTGAGATCCTCCGTACCCTTCTTGATCGTTCTTCTACTATCCCTCTTGGGATCCAAGAACACGCCATTGCTACGTACTCGTCCGATTTGGAGTACGAGGTTGACGGCGAGAAGAAGATCATTAGGCAGCGGAGGGGCCAGTTGATGGGACAACTAACGTCTTTCCCGTTGTTATGTCTCGTTAATTACATAACATTCAAGTATTCCGTACGTCGAAACGTGCCAGTTCGTATTAATGGCGACGATATTGTCTTCCGTGCTCGCAGGGAAGAATTCGACGTTTGGGAGGCTGGTGTTAAGAAAGGGGGTCTCAAGCTAAGTAAGGGTAAGACTCTAGTTCATTCTAGGGGCTTTACCCTCAACTCAACTCCTTTCTGGTCGTGTAAGGGCGGGGCAAAGAAGATCGGATTCGTCCGATCTTCGGCGCTCTTCCCTAAAGGGACTCAGACGGACCGAGTAGTGTCGCTGAATGGTCGATTTTATTCGTGTTGTTCTGGTTATGGTCGTGAGCGGAAGCGGGTGGTGAGGACCGCTTTCATCATGATCAACCAGAAGACCATTCACATTACTCGTCGTTCCTTAACGAGGGGATTGGCGTTAGATGTGGATAGGGAGATGCTTCACGCATCGGGTCTGTGGCTTCGAGAGCTTTTCTACCTAGAACAGGTCGAAGAACGCCCGATTCCCACCCGTGAGGTCGGAAGTCTCCCTAGCGGCTGGACCAGGGTTAGCCGAAATTCTTTGTCTAGAGAAGACCAAGAATATTGGCTTTCCCAGTGGATGGCGGAGTGCAGCTGGCACGCCTGGTTCGGCCGTTTTAGCCGAGATGAAACGTCGGACGACGCCTACCTCGACAAGTTGCGGACCGCGACAACGCCGTACGGGCTCGGCTCCCTTGTAGGAGCCCGGGTACGACGTATGTTGAAGATGACGCGGTCTCAGTTGTGGCGATGGGTCAACTGCAGACGGAATGAGTCCGTCTTTGGTAGGGTCGCCGTTGACAGAGGGAAGGGTATTTGGGTGCTCGTGAACGGGGATGTCCGAAGGATCCCCGTTGTTTTCTTTAAGGTGCTGGAGACAACGTAGCCCGTCGGGCGCCGTTGTTGCACTGTTGCGGCTGCCCCTTGCCGGGGACCCCGGCTGTATTGTCGGGAGCCGTCTCTCCGAGATGGCCAGGACCGTGGTGACCCTCGCGCGGAAAGGAGCGATCCGAGTACCGATGGGGATCCTAAATACGCCCTCCTGGGCTCTCAGGTCGGACTTCAGTGTCCGGATGAGTTAACGTATTACGCGGTAGTGATGCGCAGAGATTCGACGCTACGTCGTCTCCACACGCCTCGACCTAGGCGAAACTCTTCCTGAGTATGGTGTGGTGATGGTCATCACCTTAATAATGACAAAAGAAATGTGGCTGCTAGCCATGTGACGACTGGAT